TCTTAAATTGAAAGGTTGAGCATCAAGTCCATATTCAAATGTATATCCCATGCGTTCAACACGACGCAAAAGAGCCTCGCATTGTGCATATGTCATGTCATCGGAACATTGGGACAATACAATTTGTAGGCGTTGCGGTAAGAGTTCCGGGTGTTCAAACAAGTCCACTTCATCCGGTTCAAAAGAAGCATTGCGTGCTTCAATCTCACGACGCTCCGACAATAAATCTTCTACCGCTTCTACAGGCATCGTCATTATTAATTGACGTAGCATTTGGTGTTCCATACCTATGCGACGCAATACATATTCCATTGTCTCGCCATCTACACCCTCAAGGTGTCTTATTATGTTTTCCATATTCATGTTCTTTGCTTTTAATATACTTAAAGGTAAGTAATAAATTGCGTACGTCCTAATGCTTTTTATAACCTATTGAGACACAAGGGGAATGTGTTGTTCCTCGACATAATAATCCTTGCGAAAATCGTAATGCCCTACTATACTGAAGTCCTCCATTAAACAAGGGTTTCGTTGTGACGCGTCCCTATCATCTGGTAATTCAGCCCGATATACTGGGATACCCATAAAGTACATGGGTTCTTCAAGGTCTGGGTCTACGTTAACCAGCTCCCTAAATTCATTAATCAATTGGGCATGATGCTCAGGATGTAGGGTTATGCAATTGGCTTCTAGCCCCGTCTCTGCTAGCAGCTTCGACTGAGCTGCTTGAATTTGTTCCATTATATTCATATTATAAAGATATGTACTTCGAGTGTATTTACCTAATGAAACGTAAGTGTTTGTTTGATTGACATATATAGGTAGGTATTGGTAGGTATTGGTAGGTATTGGTAGGTATTGGTAGGTATTGGTAGGTATTGGTAGGAATGTACTACGGCCACCGTAGTTGGTGCTAATCGGTCTCTATAGGAAAAAAAACCATGTACGCGGTGAAAACGAGTTTCCCGACCACCCTACCCCCAATATCCCCTATATGTTAAAGAAAACCCCTATATCCCCCTATTTTGGGTGGTTTTAGGGTGCTTTGGGGGGGGTATAACCTGGTATGATGGGGTATGCCTATATATAGTGGGTTTAGGCGCTATATATATTATAGCACCTATTCCCTTATAATATAGATAAAAGATGATTAGAATGGAGTGGCTGATGTAGTTTGTTCGCCTATATACTTTTGCATCAATTGCTTGATATATGTTCTTTCGCTATCTATACCGCCTTCCGTATCATAGAAGGTATATATACATGTTTCGGCTGCTTCGCCTAAGGTAAAGCCGTCTTGCATTAGTTCTGCCGTTTCTTTGGTAAGGCGGGTTGATATGGCTGATGATATCTTTGGTGCTTCGCTTCTTACCTCCCTACGCGTTATATCTGCTACTTCGGCTAGCATCCGTAGAGGTTCATGAGGTACCGTTGGATATGTACGCTTCAATAGGTTGAACTCCTGGTCTTGGTCCAATACATCTACTTCCAATATAGTGAACCTATCCAATAGAGCTCTATCCATAGCACGGGTTGCAGTATATTCTGCTCCTATATTGGCCGTTGCAATAAAGGCTACGCCTTCTGCCACCTTTACGGTTAAGGCATCCTTATCCTCGTCTAGCCTTAGATACTTTTGATTGACATCCAATACCGTCATTAGAATGTTCCATGCTTCTGGATGCGCTCTGGATAACTCATCTAATAGGATAACGGCATTGGGAGTCTGAATAGCCTTAACAAATAAGCTAGGAGCAAATATAGTACCGTCCTCTTTATTGAAATGCGTATTACCTACTAAGGTACTACGAGGGTCTTGGGTGGCTCCTAAATTGAAATAGAAGAACGGCCTTCCCATTGCATTAGCTGCAGCCTTAGCCGATACTGACTTACCAGAACCGGAAGGACCTGTCATTAGAATGTTCTTGCCTCTTATAATATTGCGCACTAGGTACTTCCATTTGATATCGGTTACCACTAAGTCGTCCGGCTTAGATGCGGCCGCACTCGTAATAAGCGCTAGCACCGGATCGGTATTCTCTACTGATTCCACCGGCTTGGTATTAATGGTTACTTCCTTAGGCTGAGCATCATACATTGCTAGAGCCTCATCCAATGGCATACGACTGCATCGGGTGGTATCACAATTATATATAACTGCTTGTCCTGCATCCAATGCGGCTTTAAGCATTACTGGCCGGGTAAGGTTGGATACATCATTACCCTCTGGGGTCAATCCTACTAAACCATCACGGGTCTCGGTAGGTACGATTACTACTAATTTACTCATATCTTTATCTAATTATTAATTACTATTCGGTCTCTCGTAGGCTAGCGAAGTGAACGCAACCTATTCAAATTAAAGCTCTTCTCCGTCCACATTAACCAAAACACCATCATAAAACCACAATTGAGTCTCGGTTTGGAATACGTACATATTAAAATTACCCTGATTGTAATCCAACATATTATCAGCGTCATGTATATCATAACCCAAATTTGATTGTTCCAACCAATTAATAAACTCTACGGCTCCTAATGCTTTGGCTTTTTCTACTATCTTTTTCATCTTATTATCTAATTAACTATACATAAAGATAAGTGCTTTACCTCAAACGTCCTAATAAAAGTCAAAGCGCTAGTAACTTTATTGCCTTGATTATTAAGGAATTATAATATACTGACTGTCAAGAGGTTATCGCGTAGGCTAGCGCTTCTAATAAAACCAGGCTGAAATTGGGACTTGTAGTCTTTTTTACATAAACGGTTGGTAGTGTGCGGAAAAGACGTTTTACCATCCACTACACCTTACACTACACACTTGTCGCTACACCTGATGTCAACATGTGATACGGATTAAATATTTCCTGTTAACTACTACGCTTATAAACACATCAGGATTAAAACGTCATCGCATGTCGTATTAAATACTAGTGCTTTATTATTTTCATATGGCTATTTAATACTTATATCACATATAAGGGACTCATTGCTTATGGCTTATCTCTTTGCATATATACGTATGCTATTATTATATACGTTGTTATTATATGCATTAGTATTTGTATTGCGCTAATTATTATTTATCTACTTTCCGTAACCCGTCGCTGTTTGGCTAGTACGTTGGCGCATTGTCTCGACTAGCGTGCCGTTACGATTATTCTTTTACTCTATACTTTTCGTAATAGTAAATACTTAATCCAGCCAGTATCATTCCAACCGGTAAGTCCCATGTCCATCCTTTAACCATTATGTCTTTAATTAAGAAATAAAGATTAAGTATAGTCATTAATAGTAGTGTAGTTGCGAGTAGTTTCATATTATTTAAATTTTTTAATTTTAATACGGCCTAAAAGACTAAGTGGTAATAACATCCAAATGAATAATATTGATGGTAATATACAAGCTATTAAATCCAATAATGTTATTTCTTTTTTATGTACGTCATTACTTGCCAACCACCAAGCACCGATTGTTGATGCTAATACTACATAAGTGATTAATATTATTTGTTCTATCATTTGTGTTTAATAACTTTAATAATGGTACGTTCTACAGGAAAATAATACTCTTCATTTTCTGTTTCAATATAGTGATAATTACCCATTACAGCAAATCGTTTTACATTTTCTATAACGTAATCTAATGTTTGTTGTGTTGTACCCGAAGATAATATTACTGATACTTTAATGGTTCTCATATTCCGTTTTGATTATTAGTTAATGATGGTGCTCGTTCTGGAGTCGCTTGTTTGTCTGAAATACCTCCAAAGATAGACTCGTCAAATTCAAATCCGTTTTGGTCAAATAAATCTTTTAACCAATCCGTTGTTTTCCAATCAACATAGTAGTTGATAATGATATTATTTTTATCCATAACCTTAATTTTTATTGTTTCTCTTGTTGGGTAGTACTACAAAATAGAACCACGCCAATATTAATACCGTTAACGTTGTCATTACTTGAATAATATTAGGTCAACGTTTCTATTACGTAGATAAAGGTCCGGACAAATCATAGCATTATACTTTACTAAGTCCATTACCTCATGTAATCCTGCTAAATCATTAACCTTAGCAACTTCCTTTGCGTTCCAGATAGTTAAGATGTTACCTTCAACCTTAAAATCTTCGCATACGTATACTGAATGTGTCATACTATTTTACTTTATCCTCTAAATGTGAAATAACTCCTTTAATCGTACCTTGCAAGTAACCTACTATTTGGGCGTGTGGTAAATTATCTTTCCACATTTGTTCTGATTCGTTTAAATTCTTATTTAAGGCCGCAATCAATGCTTCAATTTCGTATTTTTTCATATCTTTATCTTTTTAACTATACATAAAGATAAGGTCTTCTGAGCAATTAAACAAGAAAAAAGTTGCCCTAAAGCAACTCTTTCTTATTGAATGTCAAGTAGTTATAACATGTTGATTGTCAAGTAGTTATACTATTCTTCGGTTTCTTCTGCCTCTTCTTCTTTAGGTTCTTCTTTAATACCGAACATGTCCTTAAAGGATTGTATCAACTCATCTAATGACTCTATTACTGACGTAACCGTTGCTTTTGCTGTTTTAGTCCATTCGATGATGGAACCAATAATTGCTTTAAACTTTTCCATGTTTACCCTTTTGATATAAATATCAAACTACTACCAACCATTGGTAAAAGGACAATCTAAAAGTTTAACTCTAATCAATTCAGAATCGTCAGCAGTCTTAAAGACGCTTAAGCGGCCTTGCAATAACTCATTCATAACCCAATGGCGCATATATGCTAAGTCATAAAAAACGTAACGGCCCAAATATGAATTGACATGATATATACGATCCGCTTGACTTGTAATAAACCACCCAGGCTTACGATTCGATTTAGTTAGTTCTAATAGAATAGACGTATCAGCCGTGTTCTTATGGTCAATATATAAATTGTTCTTAACGTCTAAATAGTATTCACGTTGCCATTTAGGATGTTGTATACTAAAATCAATGCCACGCCGTTGCATGTTCATATCTTGTGTATAGTCCGTAACGGAAGTATAATGACGTTTCAATTCGTCAAACATCCATTGTTCACCACTTCGACCTTTACCGGCTGTAGTAGGATAAGCTTGTTCCAATGACTTCATATTAAAACTTAATTACAAATGTTGTTCCTATAACAGCTGTACCTAAACCTATACCCATAACTGTATAGTTTAAATTTTTAGCAGCGTTAGGATTATAGTCAATAGTAGTGGCATGTGGTACGTGAGGAGTACGATTATGTTCTGCTATAAACCCTACACCAGATAACAATAAACCACTAATCAACAACACAATGCCGTTAGACTGACGTTCGGACATTGTAGGTGGTACATATACAGTCTTGTTAACTACAAGCGAATCGGGACGTGTATTACCAAATACTGATACGGTAATTGATAATAATAAAATTGTTAGTATTGTTTTCATTTTTCAAATATTATGCAATGTTGTGATACCCTTTCAACCTTTGGGCCTATATAATCTGTATTCCATATGCCTCGAGTAAATACTATAGCAGTATCTCCTACCATTTCTTTTGTAAAGATGATTTGTTTTCTAGCATATGAACTATATCTTGTTTCGACACCTCCGGTACGATTAGGAGAGTGTACATATCCAATAATGTTAGTTGGCTGGGAGTTTACTTTTAAAGTAATTACAGTATCGCCTACGGGTATACGTGTACCGGCACCGGTTACATATCCAAACGGACTGAATAGTTTAAACTTAAATCCTAATGAATCAAACATGAGCCAATAATCACTATCCCAATCAATAGCAACTAACGGTACGTTATTAACGGTATATCTTTCATGTACTTCTGACATACGAGATTCCATTGTAAAGTATTTAATGCCGTTCAATTTAACATGCCAATAATCATTAGCATCTTTCCAGCTACCAGGCGATACAATAGTATCAACTGTAACCGTTAATGTACAATCCGTGCACGGAGCAGGGACTGGGTCATTGGCTTTGCTACAACCTAATAAAGCCAGTAAGGCTAAAATAAACATAGTATTAATTCGTTTCATTACTACATTTCACTTTCTTGTAAACTTGTTAAAAAATCATCATATGCAGTTTCGTAAAGCTCATCTTTATACGTCTTGCGGCTATCTAAAACTATAAAACCATCAACTGCAGTAACATAGTACTCATACCAAAACTTACGAGCTTCTTCATATTGTTCTCGTAAATCTGCCTCATCTGTATAATCTAAATGATATCCTTTGATAAGGTCTTCTATCTTTACATCTAAGCCTGGCTTAGTGGAAACTACTATTTTTGCTTTAGCCATATCTTAAAATCCAATTAATTCAATTTCTACAGGTTCAACTAACTCTAAATGTACTAAGTAACCATATTCTTGATTCAATAACCAAGACGCAGCATTTTCAGCTACTTCGGTTAACTCGTGATATACATCTGATAATGTATAACTTGAACCGTAACGTGAACCTTGCAATGCTCTGGAAAATATATTTAACTTATCAAAATCTTTGGCTTTATATGCCTTGTTAATACCTTCGGTAATATTCGCTATCATCGTTTCACGTACAGCTTTGTTATGCTTATACATTTCTGCACTCCACGGCTTTGCAATGGTTACGCCGTACTTTTCACCTAAAATTTTGTAATTCGTCATATCTTTATCTTTTTAACTATACATAAAGATAATAGCTTACATTCAAATATCCTAATTTTACCGTAACTATAACTACTTGATAAACAGTAAGTTAGGAGCTAGCGAACTAACTCCTTGACAATCAATTAAATAAAGTTGGATAATAATAAGGCTAACTTATAGCCTGCAAATGCTCCCATCGCTGCGGCTCCCGGCAATACTACAAACTTACCAAAGTTAGTTTCATACTTGGCACGGTTAACGATATAGGATAGGAATGTATAATAAATGATAAAGTTTAAAAATACAGCCAAGTCAAATTCCTTAGCCATAAATACAACTATACTATTACCAGCCAATCCGTAAAAAAAGTTAATGGCAGTTTCTCTTACGATTTCTAATGGAGTAGTCTTAGCATCCATTACCTTTATTTTTTTCTTAAAATGCTTTTTCATTAAGATAAAGATAAATGAATTATTACAGAATATCAATCAAAACGTAACGTTAAGTTAGTAATCCTTTACCTATGGATTTTACTCGTTCATTATATCTAACTTTAACTCGTTCTGAAATATGGACTGGGTTGCCTTCATCATCTATCCTAACGAACTTAATGTTAGTATGGGTAACTACTTCTTGTTTGCCTGTGTATACATTATGTTTTCTTACTTCAATGTAAAGAGTAACTGATGTATTGCCGAATTCTTTAACCTCGCCATATACTTTAACTATATTACCTACTTTGATTGGTTTTTTAAATACCAATTTATCTATTTTAATCGTAACAACTCGTAACGTATCACAGATTTGACACGCATACGCTGCCGCAGCATCGTCTATTAATGACATGATATGGCCTCCAAACATATTGGAGTGTACACCTATGTCTCCTGTTTTACAAATGTATGTCGATATCAGTTCCATAACTATTCTTTTGTCGGTCTTTTTCGAAATAATCGTTTATCTGGTCATTCCAAGGTTTATTAACTGCCTTAAGCTTAGTGCCTATTTCTAATAAAATGTAATCAGACCATAATGCACCATCTGAGGTATAGGGAGCAAAGTGGTAGTACCCATCATCAGACATTATAAAATGTCCTATTAACTTATTGTTTGATTCTACCCGTACTTCGTAACGGTTATCTATTTTGATTGTTTTTAACATAACTTATTTTAAAAATATATGAGCCATCATATGAAATAATACTAATGTAGCAAATATAGCATAGACTAATATGTTACATTTACTTTCCATATCATGTCTAATGTCTAAATAATGCCACATTAGTATTAATACTAATATGTAGAATATTAGTTGACCCATGTTTAGTTGCTTAATATTGTTTTTATTATACGTTCACCACATCTAAATTTTTTTCGTAGTGCTTCGATACTATATCCATCATTTCGAAGGGCTTTGATTTCAAGCTCATGCTGCCACGCATTACTTTGTCTCGAACCTTTATTCCACGCAGACTTTCCTTTATTAGCCTGACTTATGCGTTCGGAATGGGTTGATGTTCTTGTAGGTTTAGGTTTCCGCATTTTTTCTTTTGACGCTTCCGTATGTTTTTTTCCTACGTGACTTACGCGTTGTTTTATCTTATACTCATCCGTTTGGTGATAACCGTTAGCAAGACGCTTATCAATAGTCTCTTTACTCGCTTTCTTACCTTTTCTGTATTCTCGCAACAGCTGTTTATGTTCCTCACTTTTTTTATAACGAAGTTTTTGCCGAACCTCATCAGCTGGGTTATACAGTCCGTCACCACCGTCTGTCATATTGACTAAGTCACCGGCACCTAAATCACGTCTACCATATTCTTTTATAAAATGTCGTTCATAATTACACGCTGTTTCCCACTCTATGTTGGTATGTAGTATTTCTACTACATAGTCAGTTTTATTAACTATGTTCTTCCAATACTTATTACGATGCTTACTATCATATGCTCGTTTAAATGTACTATCTGAGCCGATGCCGATATAAAATATGGAATTAGTATCTAATCTACGATGAGCATAAACATACGCCATAAAGTCTCCTTTATAATAAATATACCTATAGGTACTTTAATTGCTTAATGGAGCAACTATTTTTGGATGTGATTGATAGTTTTCAATATAGAACCAGGTAGGATATTTATCTGATTTGAGTCTTCCAATCATCGCAGTGGCACTCAATCCAATAACAGTACAAGATTGTTTTAAAGAATTAAAAATCTGACCATTGATACTAATCTTACGAGCGTTTCCAGGTAGCCAACCCTCTTTTCTACTTTCTTTAATATATTCTTTCATTTTTTGTTTAGCCTCATTCGAATGCTTTTTTCCAAAGAAAGGATTTTTAATACCATGTTTATCGTATTTACCCATTTTAGAACTGTCTTTCTTAGGTTTTCTTAACTTTTGCTTCTGTTCCTCTGACATTCCTAATTTAGTACGATGCATTTTTGCTTCCATATATACTCGCGAGCTAGGTATAATTCTATTATCTAAACTTTTACCTTTAAGATTGCACATCGCCCAAAATGCATGTGCTAACTTTCTATTATGTGGATATATCCTAATCAACAGCCAATGCACCAAAAAGTGTTCTCGGGCTGTTAATAAGATTAGATTTTCTTTACTGTTATCCCCGCCTAGACACTTAGGTTGTATATGATGCATTTCATAGTACACCATCGCTGATTTTATACGGTCTTCACTAAGAGCTTTTGCTATTATTTTGTTGTAAACTTTTCGATAATCCATTTAATATAAATATCACATATCACATAAAAGTTAAATAGTAATTCTAAAAATTAATTCGAAAGCGGAAAATTAATTTTAGGATGTGATTGATAATTTAATAAATCAAAATCATTAATCTCATGATGAGCGATATCGTCCAAAGGACCTGATGAGATATGAATTTGTGGTAACTTAAACGGTTCTCTTGTTATTTGTTCTTTAACACCATCGATTTGATTGAGATATATATGGCAGTCTCCTAAATTAGCAATTAATTCATCAGGTACCATGTTAACTTCTTTCGCGATTATTTCTAATAATAACCCATATGATGCTAAATTAAACGGTAAGCCTAATGGAACATCCACTGAGCGTTGATTCCACATTAGAGAGATTGCTCTGGTTGGGATATTTCTTGGGGAATTATCAATAGCTTCTAATAATTCAGATTTATTTTTACCCTGACAAGATAGTTCCCAAAGTAAAGAAGCACTAACACCATGTGTCATTTGAATTGATTTAACAGCTAAGGCTTTACGCTCATCCAAACTCAACTCTCTTGTATAAACTTGAAATCCATAATGACAAGGGGGAAGAACTTGATGTGGTAAATCATGAACTGCCCATGCATTCACAACCATACGCCTGGAATCAGGTTCCTCTTTTAATTGTCTAATCAATTCAGATATCTGGTCAATTCCTTTATTACCAAACTCATTGTTGAATTCTTTATCCGTCTTTAATTTTTGTAAGAACTCTTCTTTTGTAAATGGGGTTCCATCTTCATGTGTATATCTCATAACCTTAATTTATATAATACCAATTCTTATACTTTTCTTTGTGTTTTTCTGAACGACCTCTACCCTGTAATATCCATCTAATAGAAAATTCATTCATATTGAGAAAGTCCGCAGCTGCTTTAGCCGATTCAAATTCAATACCATCTATTGAACATCTTTTGTTTGATGTTGAAGGTAATTTCTTTCCTTCATATTTCTTCTCTTTAACTTTATTAGCCTTATCAGAAATTGATTTCCCACCAAACCTACCAGGTAACCACCCTTCTTCAACAATCTTTGGGTTATTCGGAAACGTTCTTAAATTAGTTCCATTAGGTTTATGATACCATTTTGTACCAGTTAAACTCTCTTTAATAGAATTAATTTGTTTATCTGAAGGTTTAAACTTTTGCCATATTTCTAACATTCTATGTTTAGCATATTCATATACCCTTGAAGATGGTTTATATCTTTGTTGGTTATCTGAATTACGACACATTGACCAAAAGGCATACCTTAAATCACTATTTTCTGGATACATTTCGTGTAATAACCAATGAACTAAAAAATGTTCTCTTGCTGTTAAATCTACTAAATTATTCGGTTCATTAGTTCCATTCATACATTTTGGTATAATGTGATGTGTTTCAACATATCCTTCTAATTTTCTATTTTTTGCTCTGTCAATTATACTGTCGTGTATTTTTTTATAGTCCATATTATTACCATTGTTTACTATATATAAATATGGTAATAAATGGAAAAAATACTATTTATCCTTAACTTTTTTCAAATAATCTTCGTAAAGTTTGTCATTTGATTTACCACCCCAATCACGCCAACCAGCCCCATACACGGGACCTAATTCACCCCACTTCTTAGCAAACTCATCATCTGTTTTGATTTTTTCAATGAAACCCTCTTTTGATAGAGGAAAATCATTGTTAAGTTTTTTATTATATGCTACTTCGGTAAAATACCTCTTATAAGCATCACCATCCCAAATATGACAATCATTATCAACTAAGAATTTAATGTTGGTGTCCCCTCTTAAAAACCAAAGTAACTCAGTTACAATTTGCTTCCAAGCCATTTTCTTTGTTGTGAGTAATGGAAATTTACCATCTTTAAATTTGTACCTAATAGTCCTACCAAACACACTTAAAACTTTACCATTGCGTGTATTTTTTTCAACTCCATTATCAAGTATGTCTTGTAGGAGTGCTTGGTATGCTTTATCTATGTTATTCATTATCAGTCTTAATATATTCGTTTATTAATTCAATACCCCAATCATTAGCCACTAACAATCCTTTGATTGTTTTAGCTACTTCATTCATATCAGAGTCACCTGGTATCTCTGCTGTTACTTTCTTACCATAAGAAGTAATTGTAATTGTCATTGGTTCTATATTTATCATAACAAATGTTTTAATATTTTTTCTTTAATACCGGATTGTTTTATTCCTTCGTTTGAACGAGGAGTTAATACAAAATTATCTAATCCTGGGTGTAAGTTTTCATTAGACATATTCAAATCATCTACCGCTACCCAATGAGTAACATCTGGATTTTGTCTTAACCATTCTTTGATTTCCAAACAACGCATACGTTCAAATTCCCATCTATAACCAAACATTGCAGCTGCATCTTCATCAAAGTCTTTTAGGTTAGGAGTTAATGCTATAGGAGCTTTAATAACACCTTTAAGTAAATAATACCCTTGTAACTCTTCAAGTGTGGCATGTAATTTCCAATCCGAACTAACGACATAGTCAGCTCCTGTTTCGGTTAGTATTTCATTAAACACTTGGATAGCTTTAGTATCAAAGTTATCAAAACGATGGTCCATATCGTAGGATGCTTTATTACCATTATGGAACATCCACTTTTTTAATTTATTATGTCTACTACCCCAATTGTTGGATAAACATATTACTCCATCATTGTCTAAGAATATTATTTTTCTCATTTGAAATCAATCTCAGTTCTATGTAAGTGTATTAATACAAATTCTTTAACGTTGGCAAAAGCTTGTCGTTCGCCTTCAACAATAGGATGTTCTAACTTTACTTCAAAACCTTCTACCTCACCATATTCTGTTTCAATAGCATCGATTAAATCGTGCAACTTTGCTTCTACATTTGCTTTACTCATAACATTAATATAATTAAAAATTTACTGTAAGACTAATAATTCGTTAATACATGTTTGATATGTTTACATGTTCTATGAAATCCAAATCCAGGACAAGAACATGAATTACCTTTACTATCAATAATAACCGTATACAATTTACCGGTACTACCTTTTACAACATGTTCTTTACGTTTGGTTGGCGGTGTTACAACACTATCATATGTCTTGTCATATATAACCTTTATATCAGATAATTGTGTACCTTCGGGTACTTCTATCCAAGCTGGTACTACATACGTTTTATTAGTAAAGCCTCCTTTAATAATAGTAAAGGCTCCCGAACATATTAATCGACTTGATGGTATTTCTATCATATTATAAAGATAGAGAAAAAAGCTCGTACGAACAAGAAAAAAGTTGGCCGAAACCAACTCTTTCTCATTCATTATCAGGAAGATATAACTATTTAATTATCAATTCATTGCAAATTCAACAGATTTGCCATCAAAATCAACGACTATGGGTGTATTAGTTGGCTTATAATTTAAGGTACATGTACTAGCATTTATAAACATAGTGCCGTCTATATCCCTATATCCGTAGCCTTCATGTATGTGTCCAAATACATGTATCTTTGGTTTTACTTCATTTACACGCTTCAATAAATCCACACAGCCTACATTGATTCGGTCATATTCCGTATAGTCTAATATGGTTGCAGGAGGACCATGTGTAATCAATACATCGGTATCATCTGGAATCATTGCCCACTTCTCAGCTAACCGTATGCCTCTCGGTAAGTTAAATGCCCAATTGTAGAATTCAGGTTGCCACGGCGACCCATAGAACTTTATACCATCCACCGTTACAGCCGAATCTTGTAGATACGTAACACCAGGAAATCGTTGCACGACGTCAGCCATATCATCTGGATATCTTTCAAATGCAAAATCGTGATTACCAGCGATAAAGATTTTATGTGTATACGGAAGGTTCGAAAACCACTTTAAGAAGTCTAACATTTCTGGTATAGAACCTCTCGAGCCAACGTCTCCAGCATGCACTACAATATCCCCTTTCGGTAATACTAAGTTGTCATGCAACTGATGTGTGTCTGATATAAATACTATGCGTTTCATTTAATACTATTCTTCATTAAATACTTTCATCCACTCGTCATGAACCTTAATCGGGTCGTTAACATAGCGAGCGATTTCTTTTACTGCTTTTTCATTTGTCTCGAATGCAATTTGCTTACATCCAATCTTAACAATACAACCTTTATTTAAGAATTCAAGTCTAATCTCATACTCTCTTAATAGGTCTTGTTTGGTACGTCTAAGCTTAGGTACTTCAGCTTGTTCTAGTTCACCGGAAATTCTCTCATCCTGTGGTTCTGGCATTGTTTCTAATAATACTTCTTGTTCTTCGTTCATAACTTTTTATATTTAAATGTTTATTAATGTGAATCTCCTACATCATGTTTTTCTCCATATATTAAGTAATCTGGATTAATACACTTGTACACTTTATTTCGTTCTCCTGATGTATGTTTAATAACAATACCTTCGTGTGGTACTTTAGTACCTTCAATATTATTATTAAACGTATATCTGTCTTGTGTCTCCTGATTCCATTGACCAACATATAAAACAGATACGTGAGGTAAATTTATCCACTCAGTCATTAAATATTGTGTAACTGAAGTTGTAACGTATTCGCCATTAACAACAATATCAAATCCAGCAAATTCAATTTCCTTTAAGCCATAGTCATAATTCTTTTGAATACCCGGACCATATATTTCTCCATACAATACTAATCCACTTCCAATAAACTCTGGAGTATGACGGTTAACGTATCTCCACAATTTATTCTTAATATCATACTTATCAGCTACTGTTCTCCAAACATCTGTATCGTAGAAGCCTTGTGAGTCACTACCTTTTTCAACGTTATGTGAACCGTAAACATATTCATACTCAATCCACTCATCAGCAAAGCCAAAGAATTTCTTTAACTTATCCCACAACGATAATTTAGTTTTCTTTACAATACCATAACGAGCATTAGTACCATGTAACTTACGAGTGATTTGAACTTCGTCTTCTTCAGTAAACATGCCACTAACATTCTTAGCGTTAGGGAATTTATAGTATACTCCAAAGTTTGGGTTTTGATGGTATCTAATTTTCTTACCCGATGCTAACTGTATTTGTACTGCTGGTGGTTCATACTTATAGATTTTAAATAAATCCATCATATCAGCACCTTCAGCCCATTTAGCTTTAGGATGTGTTAACTTCTCAGCATATCTAAATGGAATAATTAAACATTCACTGTATACTCCTCTCAGTTTAACAGTACGAACACGACCACCTTTTCTTAAATAGTTAGTCACACCCATACTATCTGATAACTCTTGAGGTATAACAGCATCAGTGGTAGCTATAATAACTAAATCGTTTATATTGTATTCACCTTTTTTAGTAATACAATTCCATCCACCAGCAACAACTTGTTCAATGTTGTCTGCACCTTCGATGGCTTTTACTTCGTTGATTGTTGTAACGTAACAAACGCTATTATTGTTTTCCATCTTCAAATTCTTTTTTTAATCTTAAATAACTTTCATATCTTCTTTCTTTTGCCCATTTAGCATCTCTTTCATTATCGGCTTGACGCTTTGCATATTGCTCATCAGTTTCTTCTACTTTCCGAATTATTTCTCCATTCCAATATCCTTCACTTTCATTTTCTTCCCATGAAGAATATATCACATCATCGTCTTCTAATTTGAGGTCTTTAATGTCTTTCCAAATAATCGGCCTATTCTTCCTATGCCAATATATTTGTTTTTCTATTAGAATTTTGTTTGGTGACTTTTTATCTTCCATATTATCTAATTTTTATATCAAATATTGATTTCATGTTTAAGCACATTTCTCTAAATTCTATTTCTTTAGAAACTGAATTATATAATTCATTATCTACTTCTCCTCCTAACTCTCTTAAATGGTCTAAATGTTTTTTAAAACCTTTTAGCTTTTTAAATCGGACAATATGAATACGAGTATTTATATACCCAAGCCCGTTAAGTCTAATTTTCAAGCGATCCTTACCGTATTGTTTAAAATCGCTAAACAAGTTAAAATTGTCCATATTATTTATTTTTTAATTTTAGTAGTCAGGACAGGATTCGAACTATCTGTAAGGACTCCATGACAGAGCCTATGGTGTGATTACGCTCACTCATCTTAGGGATGCGAACCCATTACCAATAGCGTTTACCAATTCCGCCACCTGACTATTTTAAAAACAACTACTGTCCTTCTAAGACTTTGGAACCTTTGTCTCTACCACTCCCCTAAGAGCCTTATTGGTTTAATAGACGATACATAAATGTCGCCAGGGTATTTCAAATGGCATTAACCTAAACCAAACACATCTTAGAACTGTGTTGTAATAATCCAATAGCTACCGTACTCTATTGTAGATTTTGTTTAATTATTCTTGCGGAATAATCTACTCATCTGTTCTTACACAGACCCCAAGTTTCGATAATCATTACTGTTTAGTGTTAATCAGTAGTTGTTTAATATTTTCAAAGAACTTATTTACTTATTTCAACATTGTAAATATAACATCTTTATTTTGACAAGCCAATCATAAAGTAATTTTTTCAATCAATTTTACAGAATCCTGTTTAATTACTAAATGCTGAAAACGTTCATAAAATTTATATTGGTCTGTTTCATAAACATGAATATACCAACCGTGATTTTATAATTTAATTATGTCTTCCATAGTAAACCAATTCCATAAACTTTCTAAACTATCAGTAGCAGATAACCAGCCTACTAGTTCAGGGTCAAAATCCATTTTTAATTGATTGTTAGTACAAAAATTAAATTCATTATGAATTAATCCTGAAAAATTACCGTTGAATTCATACCACAATCCTTGTTGAGTATGTTCATGATTTACTCTATAAAATTTCATTTAAAATACATTTAATTCTTTAACACAAAATCCATTTTTTTCTAAAGGAGGTCCAAATTCTGTATCTCTATAACTGTTAGTACAGTAAATACCATCAAAATACTGAGTTAATTCGTTAAATCCTTTAGAAAAAATACCATGAGTTACTATAAGATAAATTTTAATTGGGCTGATAGTTTCCAAACCTTCATATTGCTTTTTAATCTCTTTAGCAATGTTAATGAATGTAGCTCCTCCATCGCAAATGTCGTCTATAATAATAAAATTATGAGATTCTCTATCATTTAAAGGCACTACGCATTTAGTTAATTTACCATCTTTATCTCTATCTTTACTACAAGTAATAATATCTCCTTTATAACCTATTTGTTCAGCTAATTTATAGATTTTTTTACTTGCACCTGCATCTGGTGATACTAAAACAATATTATCCATATCCAAAGGTCTAATACCTTCTTTCACATTTTTATAAGTACATATACCATTTCTAAGAGCCCAATATACTAAATCTTTATTACTAATTTTTCTAAATCCTTTAATACAAGCTTCTAGTACATCACTGTGAGGATCGATACAAGTAACTGTTTTAAAGTTAAGAGAATTAATAACAGGACATATTACATCTTTAAGATAATTATTTCCACCATTTCCTTCAGTAAAGTCTCTATCGCTTCTAGCTCCAACAATATATGGAGTATACAAATGAATTTCATCAACACCTAATTCATGTAGTGAAGCTGCAGCACAAGTAATTAATTCTAAATCTAACCAGTTATTTAAACGTGATTTAATTTGAACAGGTTCTTTACTTGTATAAGTAACTTTACCTCCGGTTCCAATAACAATATTTTGTTGTCCATCAGGAAATTTTTGAATTTGATATTTTATATCTGACTTATCAATGTCAACTAAATTTAATGTTTTCATAATTAATTACAAAATAATATTGTAGGGTTATTTTTATGTACATCCACTTCCGGATATAATTTTTTAAACTCAGCCATATTAAATGGAGTTGTAATAATATGATATCCGTTTTTAGTTGGAATCTCAGTTTTAACCTTAGCTCCAATTGGTTCCAAATCAGTTAAATGTAACTTTAATGTTGGAGCCAATTCAAAGTGTTCTGGGTCAATATCAATAATCCAATATTTATCTTTACCACTACCATACTCACCACAAACCGATTCAAACGCATTACGAACTGATTTATAATCTTTATTCATAATAATGTCTGATATCTTTTTAAGTGTGTGGAAAGCGGCTCGTTCAAATGAGCGACGGTTAAGATTAATATATGCTCTTGCATTGTGATGTATACATAAGTTAATAATCTCATCCATTTTCTCAACTAAATGTTCCTTAGAACGAATACAATATGTTCTAATAACATATGAGTTAGAACCTATCTCCGGATTCTCTTTTTTACGTTTCAAAATTTGTAAGTGATAGAAATCGTCTTCACTATCAAATTTAAGAAACTGTGTTATTTGTCTGAAATTATTTACCATAACCTTATCTAATTAACTATACTTAAAGATAAGAAAAATGCTTGAGAAAACCTAATATTATTGTAACTTTATAAGTCTGAATGTCAAGTGGTTATTAGTCCCACCAACGTTCTATATTTCTTTCTAACAAAGCAAATAAGATTTTATGGGCACGCCTTTGACGACTATGACTTATATTCATTGCAATACGTTGTTTAACCTCACCTGGCCATTCACATCCATCTATATCGAATATTTGTAGGTGTTTATTGTTAAGCACGCGTTTATACTCTAATGGATATTTTAAAAAATACTCATCAAACCATTCATTACGCTGCTCAATTTCTAATCGTTTAGAACCTGGTCTATCAGGTACATCTAACCAATGGTATTCAGAGTCGTGATAATCCATGTATTCACCTTCATACTCTAAATCTTTTACTTTCTGAATTAATCTAACACATGTCATCATACGTTCAGCATCTCGTTTTGCTTCAACATGCCTATCTTTGCTTCCGATATATTCGGCTTGATGTTTAATTTTAGTTTCAAGTATAGTGTAAATATACCAACCATCCCAATCTCTATCCTTCCATATAACTGGAAACCATCGTATTACGTTTTTAACACTGTTGATAAAGTATCTTATGCTTTGTGGTAGTCTCATACTATTTGAATTTATCTTTTAACTTTTGATTGATAACTATAGTTTGTAAACGATTTACATAACTTGGGTCTTCTGCATAACTTTGTTTGAGGTAGTTGAAATATTGTTCCTCACTATTAATATTGGATAGGTATCGGCATTGATAGAATGCATAATCTAAAATAGATTCCTGCCAAGAGTGGTAATAAGCATGATTGTTCTCAGTACCTTGTGCAGTTGTAATACGTTGCTTGGCTTCGCGCATACCGAATAAGTTATTGTTTTCTTTAAAGATTTTACTTGTAAAGTTACCCGTTTCTAATTTAGACTGAGCCAATACAATGTAAGGAAATTTAACATTCAATTCTTTAAGTTTGGCGATTAATTTATCTTCGCTGAACTCGTTGAATTCTTGTACAATAATAAGTTTCTCTTCGTTAGTAAGTCCCGTTAACATATCACGGCCTCTTTCATAACCAAATTGATATAATGATAGGCCAACGATAAGGGAAGATAATAATGCAATAATAACAACACGTTTAGTAATATTAACGCGTTCAGGTTCTAATGTATGTTTGTTTACTCTAAATACCATATTTTTAAAAGTTTAACGATGAACAAGAAAAAAGCCGGAATATGTTTCAACTCCGGCTACACTTTAATTAAATTCGAACTACGCCATTTCACGTAAAGCAAGTAACTGCTTACGGAATGATTGTGCTCTTTGTTTGTTTTTAAAGTTTTTAGAAAAACGTTTACCGCCAATCGTCATACGTACGCGGAAGCTACGTCCTTGATTAGAAGTGTAAATGTTCTCCTGAACCGGAATATGGTTCATGTTTTTTACGAAATTTGTCATAACTTTTATTGTTTATGTTATTAATTTAACTTTATAAATATAAAGTCATTTTTTGAGAAAATCAAGCCTTTTGTTTCTTTTTGTTACGTTTTGCCTTTTTATCCTCTTTAAATTCGGATATAGCTTCTTTCGAATAATGCACGTCTACGCGTATAGGACCGTGCGTAGACTTGGATAAGTCCCAATACCACGTTTGATATGAACCATCATCATCTGATAGTTTCCATTCGAACTTAGTATCTTTTGATATTTTTTCTTCTTTTGCCATTAGAATGGTAAATCATTGTCTTGATTGTCTAACTCTTCGAAATGTGCCATTAAGTCAACATATGTTTTATACGAAATATTGACTGTGCGCCATCCTGATAATTCAGTAGCGGTAAATTTAACATCTTTTTTACCGGGTAAACTTTCTCCATTGGCCCATGCCGTTAATGCAACGTTATGAATCCAAATCATTACTACGGGTTTTACGGGTTCTATCATAACTCTATACGCCTTTGCATAAATTCTATGGAATTATTATAACAACGAGATGCCTTTTGCCTACGTGTATTGAAAACCGGCGAATAACGTATCTGAGGTTTATCTACAGTTCCCGTATACTTTAACTTACCGTATACGTCATCATGTTCAAACAAGTAAAAAGCATTGGCATCATTGAATCCATTATAGAATAGAATATGTGTACAGTTATCTTGTTTAGATACCAAATTACCGAAACTAACTATACTACTATTATATTTAGGATTAGTGCTACTCCATACGGTTTTAACTTCTATTTTGTAACGGCCTGATATGCTTTGTATATCAAAACCTTTTTCATTTTTAGCTTTAGGTAATTCGAACGGTTCTCCGAAATACTCATCGCACCAATTCTTAATTAAGACTTCCATAACGCCTTTCATACCGTTATGTGATAACATTTGTAACGCCTCATGTTCGGTATTACAAATATACTTATTGAATGTTTCCCATTGCATAGGGTTACGGGTTTGTTCCCAAAAATATTTCCAAAACATTTCTTTAGATGTTAGCTGCATAAAACGCGTTATAAACTTTTTTAGACATTTTATCGTATCGCATATTAAAACGAGGTGACATGGCTTCTATTACCATTGTATTAGTGTATGGACTATTGCTTGGCTTACTCCATCTACGCGTATGATACAACCAATTATAAAAATGTGCATATGCATTTGCTCTGCGTATGTACGACGGAATATCAATGCTTAATCCAAACTTACGTATGATAGCAACTGAACGTTTTTCATTCTCCAATTCTAAGTCTCTATTAACGGCTAAATGATGACGTATATTACGTACCGACTTACCACCTAACCATTCATCTACCAGATTTAAAGAATTAGTTGACTTGTCCCAAAGTGGAAACTTTCCGTTTAAACAATCTTGCCATTGAGTTAAATGTGCATATTCATGTACTAATATACTTAATGCATCCGGCCGATTCATAGAAACTACTAAACGTTTACTATCGCTATCGAACCAACCGGAACATTTAATATTACCGAGTTTAACAAATTTAGTCGGACGTAACTCACATGACACATTGTAACGCTTACATTCAGCTTTTACAAACTCGATGAACTGTTTATCATTTGCCGTCATGCGTATCAAGTATTGTTTTATAAAGTTCTGATAAACTTTTTGATGAATAATAGCCATTAATAATAGCGACATGTTCTCTATCCTTACCACCAGCAAAGAAGGATGTCATGTGTTCACGTTTAATAGCGTACCACTTATCTTCATATGTATTGTTCCATAATACATATAATCATACAGTATATGTTTGCAATTGCAATCATCATTTACCGTTTTATTATAAACCTTTCTTAGAAAGTTGGGTAAGAGTCTGTATATCATCGTTAGTTAAAAATAATCGATTGGACCAAATTGTATTTAAAATATCGTGCAATTCAAGTTCTAAACCAGTTTCGGGTATTCTATCCTCAGCTTCTGCTACATCCTTACCCATTTGTTTAGGTATTACACCATCATCATATAAGGCGTCAGCCATTTCTTGTTTTCATACGAGTCCATGCTCCAAAGCATATCGTCTACGTCTACTTCTGTATCAAATCTTGCCATAACTTTTTATTTTTCTTAAATATAATATCTATGCTAATGAATTCAAAAGGAAATGTAAAAAAAAGTAATGCTAGTTCTTTAACGGTTTAACCTTTAATTACTTGTTTTGTGTTCGTTAATTTTTGTTCGAACTTATCTAATCGACTATCCGTATAAGCATTTGCCATTCCTATAGAACCTGTATACTTATCTTCAATCATTTGATGTAAATCTCGGCCGTTATCGCTTAACGCATTATAGATATTGTTTTCACGTCTATCCATATCACGTCTATTGTCTTCGATTGATTGCCAAACGGAACGTTCGAAGTTTGATAACCACTCCTGAGTTGATTTGATTTCTTTTTGTTGTTTGAATACCCTTACAATACCTACAACGATTACGATTACTAATGCAATTGCAACCATCGCAAGCATTCCTAAAGCGAATGATGCTGTTTCCATTTTAATTTCTCCTTTTGAATTATGTCAAAGAACTAGCGTTACAATATGAATATAAAAAAAGCTAGGAATAAATCCTAGCCTTTCGTTATTTTATTTACAGATTTGGTCAGCAACTCTAACAGAGAATGCATCGTGTGGTTTCCAACGTGCCTTGAATCCAGATGCTTCAACATAACCTACAGCTGAACGTAATACACTATTTGAATTGTACTTAGGGTCTTCGTTGAAGTCCAAGTCAATATTCTTAATAATCAATCCGCCATCTCTAAGCATATTAGATACTTCTACAGAACGTTCTACTTCGCCCCATAGCCTGGCAAACCTATCTCGCATTTTAGGTAATATCTCTTTGCAATATAAAACATGTGCTCCTTTACCGCTATCGTTTTCGTTATAGTGCATTACAATAACAGTTGCATATGTAGTGCAACGTCTACCGTTTTGGGAGTCTGTTCCTACGTATAACTTAGTTTCTGGAACAAGTTGTATCTTTTCCTTAATGTAACTAAAAATGTTGTCTACGTACTGATGTGTACCTAACGATTTAAACCGTAGTTCCATAATAACCTCCTTTATGTTTATAACCACTACGTCCTCGCGTCCATCCTTCGTTTAAAAATGAAGCTAAAGTACTTAATGGTATTTTTTTATATACATTATTTTTATTAATCCAACATGTGCCGAACTGTGAATTTAGCTCTTTTGTTGATTTTCCTTTACGACTTGCAGACATTTTAGATATAGTATCAGCTGAATGTTTTTTTCCTTTAAAGTGGCCAGGCTTGCCTTTCCAATAACTAACACGACCTTTACGAGATTGACTCATGTTAAGAAACCGACGCTTAACCCATTCTGGGTCTGTATCAATTAATGTTCGTTGCTTTTTATTAGACGCGATTGCGCCTTTACGAGCAACTTCAGGTGTAAATCCGCCTATTCCGCCGCATACTAAATTTAAACATAGTTCATCATTTAATAAATCTATATTTACGATACGCTTTTCTCGTTCTACAAGTAATTCTCTTGTATCACAATATTCAAGTATTTCAAATTTAAAATTTTTGATGCCGTACTTTTTAATAGCTCGTTTTAACCGAGTACCACTACCTACGTATCCATCCTTTAAATTTGATGTCGAATGCATTCCAATATAATACTTACCATTTAATTGGTTAGTAGTTTTATATATGAAATGATACTTTTTGTTTTTGTTTATATTTGGCATATTCTTTTAATATAAATATACCAAACTTCAAAAAGTACTACGGTGTGTCTAAGCAGATTCGAACTGCTACCTCATGCGCCACAAGCATGTATGCTAAACCGTTAACAACATAGACACCATATTTGTGCTCCCGCCTCGACTCGAACGAGGAATCTTGCGTCCGTAGCGCAAAGGTTTATCCATTAGCCTACAGGAGCATTTGTTAGGTCACCGCTGGCACCTAACGTGGAGAGATTTAACGTGATTTGTCTTTATTTCAAGTCGCAGGCCTCTCTTGTTCACGAACCCGAATCGGTTTTAAGCAAAAGTTAATGTTTTAGCGAATTTGTACTTAACATTTCTGTTGCATCCTTTCTTAATCACATTTCATTAACATTGTAGTCCTAATAGGATTCGAACCTATACAAAACGCTTAGAAGGCGTTTGTGCTAATCCATTACACCATAGGACCATTTCATAAATAAGATAATAGCCGCGATTCTGTATCTAACCTATCATTTATCTTTGCCTCAACCTTGTTATTATAGACTAGCTCACCGTCTAAACTATTTCGAGTTGCATCCTCGGCAGTGCAACCGTATGTTGTTCATACTCCTGCCTTAAGCTATGATGTCGCGAACTTCCTCTGTTACCAGCGATAGGTTCTCTTATTTATTTGTTGGGAATGATGGACTCGAACCACCGAACCTCCGTGTTATCAGCACGGCGTTCTAACCACTGAACTAATTCCCAAGACGTGCACTTATTACGTAATTATTACACATCTAAATTTAACCTTCCGATTAAATTTGTACCCTCGGTCAGACTCGAACTGACACGCCTCTCGACACGGGTTCTAAGGCCGCTGTGTATACCATTCCACCACGAGGACAAATTTACCCTATCTGAGATTCCGATAAGGATTAGATTTTAACGGTTTAGTTTTCTTAAAAACAAACACATTAGTGTCTTACCACATGAAAATATAAATCAACATTAATAGAGAGGAGTGTGTCCACATCCTTTTCATCCCCTATAACCGGCATTCCGCTGTCCGGCTCGAGCGAGGCCATTGTTAAAGTCTTGGTCCAAAGACTGATGAGCATCTCTTTCTCATTGCGGAGAGCATTGTACTCGAAACAAATCCGTTTTACCGAACCACTCGCTTAGCAGGCGGTGACAACACCCTGGTTGCTTTACTCTCCATGCGGACCGAAATCATAAGGGTCTAAATTTGGACAAGTATACTCGGAGCCTACATATACCAATCTACTTCCTTACTTTGAGGGCAAAATTGGAATCAAACCAATCTAACAAGTTTTGCAGACTTGCGCCTAATCACTCGGCCATATGCCCTTGTTTTGCGGAGAAGGAGGGACTCGAACCCCCGAACCTTTTACAGCCGCTTGTTTTCAAGACAAGTTCCTCGCGCCAGCCGGACCCTCTCCATTATTGTACTCGAAATAGGACTTGAACCTATAACTTCTACCATGTAAGGGTAGCACTCTAGCCAATTGAGTTATTCGAGCATATTTTTAACATTATCCCATGATAAATTATGTTTATCGACAATGAATAATTTTATGTTATTTTGTTGTATAACTGACAGAATCTTTTTTTGGTCCTTAACGATAAGATAATCATTTTTTGTATCTAAGTATATATCATAATCAACTAAATAAAAGTCTGGATAATACCTATGTTCACTTCCACTATCCGATATCCACTTAAATGGTTGTGGTCTTATCCAATTAATGTTATTAATATCAAGTGATTCAGCCAATGTTACTTCGTAACTTGATTGCAAAAACACAGTAGACCCATCTTTACGCATATAGTGTAGTTTAGTTTTTGATGTATGTCCTCCGAAGTTATTTTTTATTGCGTTAGCACGCAACTTCTGTCGAGTTGCTTCTGAGACGTACTTACCTGTATTCACGATTCGTAAATGCTCGACTAAATCTGGTCTTTGCTTGAATACATCTTTTAAAATATTACTCTGTCGTTCCCTATACTCATCTGTGTAAATATAAGACCTATCATATTGTTGACTATCTTTATATACACCCGCATCATGCGCACGTTTCGTAGCTACGGATTTTTTTAATTTCGCTTCATCACTAAAACTTCTACTATTGGCACATGCTCGAGAACAAAATGTTCCAGACTTGGTATGCTCGACACTACACTTAGGACATACTTTCATAAAATTACTTTATTATAAATATGTCGAACCAACGATTTTCTGTCATAAATTATCAAAGAACTATAAAAATAAACCTATCTCTATTTTTGAGCTCAGTACCGGTTACGATCCGATGACTTCTGGTTACAAATCAGGAGTTTTACCAATTAAACTAACCGAGCTTATTTGTGCTGATAGCAGGAATCGAACCTACCTTAACTAACGTATCAGGTTAGTGCCTAAACCAATCGACCATATCAGCATATGGTACTC